GTCATAGACGGCGACGAGCTCTTTCTTCTTGGTTCAGACTAACATCTGGCCTTGAGGAAAAGAGACAGGAGAGATTTGGAATCTCCTGCAGGGGTTTCTACACCCCCGGCCTCCCCCTAAAAGGGAGACCTCCTTCCAAGCTTGATGTTGACGTGCTTGGGACGTCCAGAACGTTCCAAGTGCTCCTCATCAGCATTGGCAATGCTGAGTCTGAGGGCCGTTTCGGACCTGGTTGATAAACCAGAATCCTTATGGGCTTCTCTCACGAGGCACTTGAGTAGGGCGCCGCTCCCACCGAGAACATCTCGGGGGGATTCGGCCGACACGTAATAGCCCCTAGTTAGGGGGCTGTGCGTATTCGGGTCCAGCGTCTCGAATTGATAACCGAGAGCTGACTCCCTGCCCAACAATGGTGAGGACGGAGCTACATTGGGGAAGTGTTTTAACATCTTCCGCAAGTAGAAATCCATCCACTTCGCGCCCTGCCACAAGCCAGCCCAATAGAGCTGGTTTCGTAGCGAGACAGCGGAGATAACACCATTCACGTCCTGCCGTTGTGACGGTAGTACACGTCGAACCTTGACGATTGACACGTCTTGGCCTTCGTAATACTCCCGTCCGCAAGACTCCCTGAACCTTCCGGTCCAGAAAGACTTGCCAGTGTTTACTACATACCCGAAAAGGTGTAGTTCACTGACAACGGACAGCACATTGTCTCGGGGGACAATCAAATCATCCCCGAAGACGCGCACCTGCTCGGAAAAGAGGCGAATAGCCTCCTCCCGAGAAAGCGGGGCACTTAGCTCCCTTTCAATCCCTAAGAGGACTAAGGTCAAAAAGACCATGGCCTCAAAGGGAAAGCAGAGAGCTGAACCCATAGATGCGAACTTGGCTAGGCGTATAACGCCGTGACCAGGTACATCAGCCTTGGTAGACCGAGCTGCCTGGACCGCCCCTAGCAAATCGGGGTAGTCCTGCAACATGGCTATTACATGCTGATTCGAGACACGATCGGATGCCTCACTCAGATCGAGTGTGGCCAGATCCCCGCTGAGGGATCCGGTTCGAGCCAAAACCCGGTTAGGGTCCTGGTCATCGAATCCGATCACGCGTGAGAGGAAACTATCCTCTTTAAACGCGCTAAGAAGACTGCGTAGAACCGCCTGCTGTGCATATTGCATAGCAGTAGGCTCAATTGCAATCAACCTTGGTGTCTTGAGCGTCTTAGGAACTGAGATAACCCTAACGGGCATCTCAGCACCGGGTTCGAGAACGTTAAGCTCTCGACCTAATTCCTCACTAAAGTGAGGGTTCGGTACGAGATACTCCTCAGCCGGGAAATACCGGTTGAGTCGTGCGGGCCAGGACCGCTGCATCCACTTAGCATTGCTGCTAAGCCGATCAGCGACAGCGCCTGGACCATGCTTTGGGACCATACGGCCCCAGTGAACATCTCTGTCCACTTTGGCGAATAAATCGCCAAAAAGCATCTCGGAGACTCTTTTAAAATCCTCCATATAGGAAGGATCTAGGAGTTGATCCGAGGCCTTAACGTCCTGCTCACATTGGATAAAGTCCAACATCGCTCGCTTCTCGCGATCGGGAGACACGACCTGACGGCCGTGCCCACCGACGGAATTATCTTCCGGGAGAGCGATCTTACTGAACATCAGCGTTAGCTGACGGACAGCATAGATTGCTTCGATGTCGGGCTCATCCAAAAGCGCGCCACTACATGGGTCGAACACACGTCCAAGGAAACCTGACAGAAATGCCGGGAGACCAGTATGACGCGACCTCTTGAAAGAGGAAGCATCAGAAGGGACGACGAAACCTTGGTCAAGCCATTTTTCGATGGCCTTTCCAAAGTCCGCCAGGGTTACGGCTAAAAACCATAACCCCTCGTGTTCAACCCGACGCACGACAGTTGTTATGTCGCGCGTGGCGCTCGTGCAACATCGTACCGCCAATTCATTGGCGATACAGGACCAGAGTGACGTCAGGCTTTTCATAGACCCTCCTGATAGAG